CCGACGCAGAAAACACCTACTGGGAAACCAGTTATAGACGAAGTTATTCTGACAGAGATAGCGTCTCCGATTTCTATCAAGTTTGCGAGATGTTTGACGGTAACGAAAATGCTTGGGATGATCTCGCAAGGCGTGAACGGATGGCTGAAGCTTGTTACGAATGACCGGATACATCATCACTGCAGCGTTACAACAAGTACACACCGTTGTGCACACCGATCTCCGAATCTCGCGCAATGTCCAGCAGACTCAAGATTTAGAGAACTCTTTATACCAAGCACAGGCTTATGTATGGTCGGCGCTGATCTTTCTGGGATTGAGCTTAGGATGCTTAGCCATTATCTCGCTAGGTTTGATGGCGGCAGATATGCAGAAATCCTCCTTAACGGAGACATCCATCAGGTCAATGCAGACAAGATAGGTATCTCCAGAAAACTAGTTAAGACAGTCACTTATGCATTCCTTTATGGGGCAGGTGACGAAAAGATCGGACATTCCTATGACAAACAACTCTCCTCTACAAGTGCTAAAAGAAAAGGTGAAGAGATTCGTGCTGCATACATCGAAGCAGTTGAAGGATTGGGAGACCTCCTACAAGCAATTAAGAAAGCTTCAGAAAAAGGATGTATTCGATCTATCGATGGAAGAAAAATTGCTGTTAATTCACCTCATAAAGCATTAAACTATTTACTCCAGTCAGGTGCTGGTGTAATAGCTAAACGTTGGATGGTGATCAACCAACAAACAATAAAAGAAACAAACTTATGTGCCAGCCAATTGGCATTCATACATGACGAATTACAATACGAGTGTGCTCCCGAGCACGCCGGAGATCTACAAACATCCTTGGTATATTCAGCAACAGCTGCTGGAGAGTACTACAACATCAGATGTAGAATTGACGCAGAAGCCAAGCAAGGAAACAACTGGTCTGAAGTCCACTGATACAAATAGAATAGGGGATATCCTTGAACATTATGTAATTACAGAAGCATTAAAACGTGGTGCTGAAGTGTTTCCTAATTCTTGCTGCACTGGTCGTATTGATATGATCCTAAAAATTAATGGTCGCTCTATTGATTGCGACGTTAAAAGCATGTCACAACGTAGTAAAGCGCGTGGGTCGGATAGGTATGATCATGTAGCAAAGGGCGATGTTGCTAAGGGTGTTTATATGATTTCAGTACACCCAAAAACCCTATTAATTGCTTGGCATCCATTATTAATTCCTGAAGGACTCGAATCATTTTGGGACAACCCATCCACTAACACATAAATGCTCTACTCAAAAAATAAAAAAGAGATCAAGTCAACAAAAAAGAAAACAACACAAGGCCAAGGAAAGCTATCCAAGCCAAAAGGTAATCGTAAATTAAGTAGAGGTCAGGGATGACAAAGCTACTTATTGATGCTGATTATATTGTCTATAAAAACTGTGCCAGTGCAGAGTACGACATTGACTTTGGTGATGATGTAATCCTAGTTGGAAGCCAATTCTCAGAAGCCTATGCAAACACTATTAGAGAAATCAATCGAATTAAATCAGAGTTCCTTGATCCTGATGTCATTCTTTTCTTTAGTGACTCTACTAACTTTAGGAAACAGGTATTCAGTGACTACAAGGGTCATAGAAACCGCAAAAAGCCCTGTGGTTACAAAAGAGTAATCTATGCTCTACATGAAGAGTATGAGGTTATACGTATGCCTACCTTAGAAGCTGATGATGCTATGGGTATTTATGCAACATCGAATGATGACTGCACCATAGTTTCACCAGACAAGGATATGAAACAAATACCAGGATCCTTGTATGACATGAAAGAGATGTTCACAATCACTAAAAAAGATGGTTGGGAATGGTTTCTTATTCAAACACTTGCAGGTGACCAAACAGATGGTTATGCAGGTGCTCCAGGGTTCGGTGTAAAAACTTCGGCAAAATTTTTTGGCGATAATGGATACACTTGGAATAGTGTAGTCAAAGCATTTTTACTAAAAGGTCTGACAGAGGAAGATGCACTTAGAAATGCACGATTAGCAAAGATACTTACAGCTGATGACTATGACACAGAACAATCTAGACCCATCCTATGGACTCCCTCCGATGCCAGTAACTGATATTACTCTTGAACAAGAGTTTAAATTAAAGAGAATGGAAGAACTATTAAAGAAGTGTCCAGCAGAAGATATGATTTCTTTGTTTCTTCAACTACAGAAGACAAACTTTATTCTTACCAACAACATCAGTCAACTACTAACACAATGGAATCTCCCAGTCACTACACACGAGGATCTATAGAGGTCTGGGACTTTATAAGAGACCAAGGACTTAATTATCATTTAGGCAATGTTATTAAATATGCTTGCCGAGCCGGTTACAAAGATGCTTCAACGAAAGCTGAAGACCTCAAGAAAGCTATCCACTATCTTACGAATGAATTACAGCACACCACCACAAAGGAACCTGTCAGACCAAGCCACACAGTTCCGTACAGCGTATGGGATCCAGAACGCGAGGGAGAACCGGACTATGCAACGGGATTTGATCGTTGAAGAGTTCAAAGAGTTTATGTATGCAGCCACAGAAGAGGGCTATGAAAATGAACTCAAAGAACTAGCCGATCTTGTCTATGTCTGCTTTCAATATTCAGAGAACATGGAATGGGATTTAGAAGAAGCACTATATCGTGTACATCAATCAAATCTCTCCAAACTAGGTCTAGACAATAAGCCTATCCGTAGAGCAGATGGAAAGGTATTGAAAGGACCAAACTACCAACCACCAAACCTATCAGACTTAGTTAAATGAGCGAATTTATTTCTAGAACTGGACGTGTACAGGCATGGATTGATGATCCAACTGGACGTCTCCCGGTGTCGTGCACCGTTATGAATGTTGAAAACGAACTCGAAGGACCAAATGGAATCGAAGCATCATGGAGATTCGCTAGTCATGCTCTACGCAGAGGCGCGGGAGTTGCAATCCATCTATCAGAACTTGACCCAAGAGGCTACGAGAGAGACTCTGGCGTCATTGCGAGTGGTCCTGTATCATTTGGACGAATCTATTCGACTCTTAACGAAACTCTCCGAAGGGGAGGTAAGTACAAAAACGGTGCGATCGTTCTGCACCTAGATGCAAATCATAAGGACATCGAAGAGTTCATTGAAACTCCAAGAGAAGTATTGCCTTGGGCTAAACGTTGCGTCAACATCACAGATGAGTGGTGGGATGAGATGGATGTTATTGTCCGACAGAAACTAATTAAAGGAATTAAAGCCGGCGACATCTGGCTAATGAAAGTATTTTATGAAGGCACAAAACGAATCCGAGGCAATGTTTGCCTTGAAGTCCTATTACCCTCCCGGGGCACCTGTTTACTGCAACACATTAATTTTGGGGCCTGTAGTTTCGATGACATCCCCAAGGCTTACGTTGAGGGGATGCAAGAACTTTGTAGCTTACATGCTCGAACAGGTGTTGGAGAGACTGGAGAATATCTCGATCCTACCGTTGATAGACAAGTTGGACTTGGAGTATTGGGTCTCGCAAACCTCTTACGTAGGTATGGCATTACTTACGAACAGTTCGGACGGGCTATCGAGCACTACCTTGGTAATACACCCAAAGCTACAGCCGCATACACCTTAGTAGAAAAGATCAATGAAGGTATCAAGGAAGCTTCTAAGGTTGCTCGCCAATACAATATGGTCAGAGCCTTTGCAATCGCTCCTACAGCGTCGTGTAGCTATCGCTCACAGGACTTAGATGGCTTTACTTGTACTCCAGAAATAGCACCACCTATTGGACGTACTGTTGATCGTGACTCTGGAACCTTTGGAGTCGAAACATTTAACTATGGTGATGTAGAAATTGCATCAGAAGTTGGATGGGATAATTACAAACGTGTTGCAGATGGAATCATGCAACTCTATAAACGTAGTGGACTTCTTCACGGGTACTCATTCAATTGGTGGTCAGATATGGCTGAGATGAATGACGACTTTATTGAGGAGTGGCTTAAGTCTCCACAAACCTCTCTCTATTATTCTTTACAGGTAATGGGAGACGT